TTGCGCGAAGGCGATGAGGTTTTTTGCTTTGACCATTCGAACGGGACGGTCGTGGCGTCCCGGATGCTCGCGAAGGCTGAACGGATGGAGACGGAGACGTATGAGATTTCCACGGATGAAGGACTTGATCTTTGCGTTACCGCGAACCACCCGATCTTCGTGCCGGGCTGCGGGTATGCTGCGGCGAGGGATATTGACATTGGGGACAGGGTTGTTTCCTTCTGGCGCAAGCAGGGGTCTGTTGCGTGGAATATTGAAATAATTACTGGGATAAGCCGCATCAAGGGATACGTTAATAAATTTTACGACATCCAGGTGGAGAAGTTCTGTAACTTTTTTGCTGGCGGCGTTCTCGTCCACAACTGCCTGATCGTGGATGACCCCCACAACACGCAGGAAGTTGAATCGGAGGCGACGAGGACAGCCACCATCAACTGGTACGCCCAGTCGCTGTCCACACGTCTCAACGATATGCGCACCGGCGTCAAGATGCTCGTGATGCAGAGGCAGCAGGAAGAAGATCTGACCGGCTATCTGCTCTCGACCGAGCCGGAGGCGTGGGATCATATCGTCTTCCGCATGCGGTACGAGGCGAACCCGTTTCTGCCTTATGATCCGCGCGGGACTGATGAGAATGGCGAGCAGCTCTACGGGCTGGACGCCAAGGGAGAAGTCATCCCAGGCTCGCCGCTGGCGGAAGCGGTTGGAACATTGCTGTGGCCATCGCGCATGCCGGAAGGCCCGGTGGCCTCGTTAGAGAAAACGCTTGGGACCTATGGCTGCACCCCGGCGGGAAGTCCTGTCCTGATGGCGGATTTATCGGACAAGTCGATTGAACAAGTGCGGCCCGGCGACGAGATCATGGGCTTCAGCGTGGATACGGAGAGCAAACACGAAGGGGAAGTATGCTCTCGGCGTAAGCTGAAAGTCGCTACCGTCAAGAACGTCTTCAAATACGAGAATGCGGAGATCGTGAAGCTGGTCTTTGCGAGCGGCAGGACAGCCCGCTGCACGAGGGATCATAAGTGGTATATGGGCAGGGACGGAAGCGTGGAGGGCAATGGTCATTTTAGGCCTCTGTATCGCCCTGCGGCGGAAGGGGACAGGCTGATATGCGTATGCGCGGCGCGCAGCCTGGGCGAGGAGAAGGAAGAGGTCGTTGCGATCGTCCCGGACGGGCAGGAGGACGTTTACGCGCTCGAAACGACGACCGGGAATTATGTTGTCTGGGGTCTGGCTTCTTCTAATTCGGCGGGACAATTCCAGCAACGGCCTTCTCCAAAAGGAGGCGGAATCATCAAAGCGGGAGACTGGCAGATCTTCCCGCCTGCCGGGCAGGAGGAGATGTGGAAGAAGGACGGCGTGGTCTGCTGGCCGCCGTTTGAGTTCGTGGTCGGATCGCTCGACACGTCGTCCACCGAGAACGAGAGCAACGACCCCTGCGCCTTCACGATCTGGGGCGTCTGGTACGACCACACGGGCTTCCCGCGCGTCGTGGTCATCCATGCGTGGGAGGCGTTCCTGTCGTTCAACAAGCTCGTCATGCGCGTAGGAAACAACTGTCGCAAGTTCCAGCCCGATGTCCTGCTGATCGAGGCCAAGGCGAACGGCATCTCGGTAGCGCAGGAAATCCAGCGCGTCTTCACCGATGCGAAGTGGTCCACCGTTCTCGTGACGCCGAAGGGCGACAAGGTCGCGCGCGCCATCTCGGTGCAGGGCATCTGGGAGGATCAGATGGTGTACGCGCCCGACCGCGAGTGGGCGCAACTTCTGATCGATCGCTGCGCGCAGTTTCCGAAGGGCAAGCGCAAGGACCTTGTGGATACCGCCACGCAGGCCGTCCGGTGGCTGCGCGATAATGGGTTGCTCGCGCGTCGTGGCGAGGTGATCCGCCACCGGGAAGAGGCCATCCCGCGGTCGGGCCAGACGCAGGCCGAACTTCCGCCTTATGATGTATAGGCTGACTTGCAAGAGAGTTTATGCTAATTTTAATGATCTCATCAACGTGAAAGGAGAATCCCATGGCAGGCAAATCTGGCAAGAAAACATTGGCTGAAGACGCACAGCAGGATGAGAATGCGCTGGTAGAGGATGCGCAGCAGGACGGGGAAAAGGTGGTTAAGCCAATAATTCCCGATCTGGACTGGCAGGTCGAAGGCCCACGCCTCTGGTTGGCGCTGCATGATCTTTTGGCGGGTAGCAAGACCAGGCACGATGACAAGTATGTCATCGAGGCAAGCCATGAAGCAGTTGGCGCGGCGCACGACATTCTGGCGCAACAAGCCGAATGACAAGGAGGCAGGCGGTGTGGTAAGGTAGCCCACCGCTTCTTCTCTTTTACGGCGTTATGATGCATGCCTATGGCCCCGGACGACCTTGGCTCTCGTATGGACAATATCCGGTACGACAAACCTGAGCGTCCCCTGCCGCCTGGTATCGACGTAACGTTCGGGCCGGATGATGAAGAAGAGCCGTATGAGGAATTGACGAAGAACGAAGACGGTTCCGTCACGGTCAACGATCCCCCGCCGAAGAAGTCGAAGGCGAATACGCACGACGCGAATCTCGCGCTCGATATGGATGAATCCGACCTCGATGTTTTGGCTTCCGACATCCTGCAAGCAATCGAGGAAGATCTGCGCTCACGCAAGGAGTGGGAAGACACCTTCAACAAGGGCATTGATCTCCTTGGCTTGAAGATCGAGGCTCCGTCTTCCGACGTGTCGAACGGTGGCAATATCAGCAAGGTGAAAGATCCTCTGCTTCTGGAAGCCGTTCTCCGGTATCAATCGAATTTCAACGCCGAGATGCTGCCTGCTAACGGGCCGGTCAAGGTGCGCGACGATAAAGTTCAGGGTCCTCCTGAGCCTTCTGGTGCGGTGGGTGGTATCTTGCCAGGCTCTCCTGCTGGCATGGCCGCTGCACCGGGGCTTGGGGCGGGCTCGCCTCCGAAGATGGCGGCTGGCGGTATCGCACCACCACCACCACAGGCTCATCCTCCCGTTTTACCGCCACAGATGGGCGGCCTCTCGCCACCTCCGCCAGCACCGCCCGGCGCTCCGCAGCCGCAGCGTCCTCCGATGGGCGGCGCAGCTCCGCCGCCAGCGCCACCACCGTCCGCGGGTTGGACGCGTAGCGATTATGCGGAGGCGTTCCAGAAGAATTTCAACTATTACCTGACGGTTTTCGATAAGGCGTATTATCCGGATACCGACCGGATGAGCTTTAGCCAGGCCCTCGGCGGATGCGCATTCAAGAAGATTTACCGTGACCCGATCGAAAACCGGCCTGTCTCGCGTTTCGTGATGGCGAGCCATCTGATCGTCAGCAACGGCGCGTCATCCCTGTACGACGCCAAGCGTGTCACACATGCTGTTCCGAATATGAGCTTCGTGACAATGCGCCAGATGATGGACGCTGGCGCGTATCGTGATGTTGAGTTGAGCCAGCCTATCTCGGCTCCGGACCAGATCGACCAGAAGATCGCGGAAACGCAGGGTACGCAGCCGCGCGCGGATCGCCCGGAAGACGCTGATTACACGGTCTATGAATGCTACACGTGGCTCAACCTGAAGGGGTTTGAGCAGAAGAAGGACTTACCCGTTCCCTATCGCGTGACGATCGAGAAGGACAGCCGCAAGATCCTTGAGATCCGTCGGAACTGGAAGAAAGGCGACAAGCTTTTCAAGCCGCGTCGCAGGTTCGTCAAGTACCCCTTGTTCCCTGGTCTGGGTTTTTACGACTACGGCTTCGTCCACATTCTGGGCAATCTGACGCGCGTTCTCTCAGCTATCGAGAGCCTGTGCGTCGATCAGGGCATGTTCGCCAACTTCCCCGGCGGCCTTATCGACAAGATGGCCGCACGGCAGGAGACGAATCAGATCAGGCCGGGACCCGGCGGGTTCAAGCCGATCGACACAGGTGGAAAGCCCATCCAGCAAGTCGTGATGTCGATGCCGTACAAGGACGTGTCGGCCAATCTTTTAGCGCTGGCCAAGGGGCTTCAGGACGACGGGCGCAAGCTGGCGTCTATCTCCGAGCTTCCGCTTGGCGAGGGCCGCGCGGATGTTCCTGTCGGCACGGTCATCGCGCTTATCGAGCAGAACACGAAGCTGCTCTCGGCGGTGCATAAGCGTAACCACGCGGCGCAGCAGGAAGAGTTCGAGCTGCTCAAGGAACTGTTCGCCGAAGATCCGGAGGCGATGACGCGCGCCATCAAGGATCCTGCGCACAAGTGGACAAGCGCGGAAGAGTTCGAGGACGTGGCACTGGTTCCCGCTTCTGATCCGAATGTCAGCAGCCACATTATGCGCATCATGAAGGCGCAAGCTGTCCTCACGATCATGCAGCAATCTCCGCCCGGCCTTATGAACATCAAGGAGGGTATCACCCGCGCCTTGCGCGCGATCGGGGAAGAGGACATTGACTCGCTCTTCTTGCCCCCGCAACCGCCAAACGCGCAACCATCGCCGCATCAGCTCGATGCGCAAGCGAAGGCGGCGGCCTTGCAGCAGAAGGCGATCAGCGACCAGAAGAACAACCAGACAAAGATTATTCTGCAACAGTTGCAGAACCAGGACCGTGCTGCCAACCGCGCGAGCCAGGAGCAGATTGAGCAGACACGACTGGAAATTCAGCGCCTCAAGGATACCAGAGACTACCATCTCGGTTTGCTGGATGCGCAGAACAATAGTGCGCAAGCACAGACCCCGCCGCGTAGCGCGATGGGGACACAGTTCTAACGGAGGCGATAATGGCGAAGAAAGACACTGATATGGGCGGCATCACGGACGGAACAACCCACGAATCCGACGCGGCTTACGACAAGTTCCGCGCCTCGATGGGCGGATCGGAAGGGGCGAAGAACCTGCTGCGCAAGGCGGGTTACGCGCGCGGCGGCGGGGTATCTCCTGCGAAGGCAGTCCACAAGCACGAGAAGCACATGCACCCTGGCAAGGCGGAAACGAAATTCCGGCATGGCGGAAAGATCGAAGGGAAGAAGGCGCATGAACGCGCCGACAAGTTCAAGCGCGGCGGCTCTGTTCCACGCGGGCATACGAAGATCAACATCAATATAAACCCACGCCCGGAATCCGGAGCGCCGATGCAGGCGCGCCCCCCGATCGTTATTCCGAAGGCTCCAGTCGCCGGCGCTCCGGGCGCAATGCCCGGTGGCCCTGCTCCGGGCGGCGCTCCTCCGATGGCGAACCGTGGTGGTCGCTTCGCCAAGGGCGGCAAGGTTAAGAGTCTTACTGGCGACGCGGGATCGGGCAGCGGCGAAGGCCGTCTGGCAAAGATGAAAGCCTACGGAACGAAGCCGAAAGCCTGAAGGCGGCGGGTGGTTCGAAAAAGATCTTGACGAATCACCTTCGTCTACCTCACATTCGCGGCCATGCACCCCCCATTGTTCTCGCCCAGAGGCTTGGAATATAGACCTGAACACGAGTTATGCGCCGCGTGGATGGCCGCTATTTGCAAGATTTTAGCGCAACCCAAGCTCGATTTGACCTGCCACTTGCAGAACGATGGGAGCCAGATCTTCAAGTACGCGGAGGCGCACGGTCGCGCTTTCGTCTATTACATCCGTGTTTGGCCGGATGGCCGGATGCAGGGCGGCAGGGAGGTTCCTAACAGTGAGTAAAACCCCGGAACAGCGCATCGCTGCGCTTGAGAAGCTTGTGGAGCGGCAGGACGCGGCCCTCGATAAGGCATATGACAGAATAAGATTCCTTATGCGGCGCACGGAGATGCTGCGTGAGGCTGTTCCTCACGTTTACTTCGATGAGGAGTCATGGAGTGAGTGACATTCTCTCCAGACTCGAAGACATGATGGAAGAGCGCTACGTCGAGCGGCGCGATCAACTCACGGAGTTTTCCAACGTCCGTGACTGGCCGGATGCCTGCTACAGGGCAGGATACCTAAAAGCCATACGGGACGTGGGGAAGATGATAAAGTACGTCCGCAATCCTGTCTTGCAGCAGGAGAGTGGTGAGATTCCCGATATTTTAACCCAGCAGGAGACAGTACAATGAACGAAGTTAATCAGGATCCTTCTATCGGCGATGATGGGCTGACCGACGGCGAGCGCGAGCTTCTTCAAACGCCAGTTTCTCAGGTTCCTCTGGAACAACGGCGCATTCTGATCGCCCTGCGCGACAAGAAGGCGGAGCATTCTTACGCGGAAAAGGCTCGGTTGCGCGCAGGGGAGAGTGTCTAATGGCTGGCATTGGCGTAAGCAAGAGTCTTCATATGATGGACCACGGCGGGGAAGATCCCGCTGATGTCATCCGGAAAGCTGTTGGAGACATCTCCCAGCTTGAACTTACAGGCGTGCAGGTTCTGGTAGGAACCTATATCCGCCCGAAAGCGACGAAGGGCGGCATTCTCCTCACCGATAAGTTGCGCGACGAGGACCTTTATCAGGGTAAGACCGGGCTTGTGCTCAAGGTCGCTCCCGGAGCTTTCATCGACGGCGATAACGCCGACACGAAGTTCCACGGTTTCAAGGCCAAGGAAGGCGACTGGATCTTCTATGGCGTGCAGGACGGCCTTTCGCTGAACATTAACGGCCACCACTGCCGTATCGTCGAGGATGTCCATGTCCGTGGTCGTATTCCTCATCCGGATATGGTGCTCTGATGAAAACGATCATGCTCAATCCGCCTGTGGAACTTAGCCTTTCAAGCTTCAACGATGCCGCCGCGTTGCTCAAGGATGCGGAATCTTTTCTTCTCTGCATCCATCAAAGCGCGAGAGGCACGGCGGATGCGATCGTGATGGATTACAAGGCGAGAGGGCAGGAAGTTGACATTCTTGTTTGCGAGGGGGATCGTGAACAGGAGTGGTTTGTCCATGGTGTACGCCCTGGTATACCGCCGATTATAGGCACTGTATTCTCTCGTATAAAGTGAAAGAAGATGGATGACAGGAAGCCATTCGAGCCGCCGGGTCGCGAACCGTCCAAGAAGCAGTGGGTGGTGAGCAAGTTTCCGATTAAGGGCGGAACGGTCATCCGGGCCGCATCACAGATCGACCAGTTCTACCACAAGGTCACGTGGTCGAAGATTGAAGGGACGATAAAATCATGAAACTCGCCGAAGTCGCCGCAGAAAACGGACAACCGCGCGATACTCTTCCGGCGAAGCGTCCGCATATCCGGATATGCACGCCGTGTCATTCTGGAAAGGTCGATCTGAACTACCATATCTCGCTCGCACTTGCCTGCGGGCATCTTCTGCAACACGGA